TATGCATGAATTTTTAACTGCGCTACCTTCGGACGTGCCAGTCGTACTCAATACATTTGTACCTGAGACAGCTGGTGCAACGAAAGGGGAGTATAGTTTTTATTTCGATGCTGAAAACAATGTAGTCCAGATTGTATCCGGCGGTGCCAAGTACAGGCACCCACTTTGGGACTATTCTTCTGATAGGATCGCTGTTTCCAGTTTTGGCAACAACCCATTTAAATGGGTGGTCCGTGAGTATTACGTCGAGAGAATAACCACTGGGGCCGACAGACAAATGATACTATTAGTACCATTTGTGTCGTACCAAGGGTTATTTGCTATCTTCAATTCATGGCTAGTGGCCAAGAATATACTCACAAGGTTCGCACCTGTGGAAGCAGGGATAGTTAAAATGTTGATAAAACGCACTGATGGCATGGATGTTTCTTTGTCAAAAGTCGGTGAAATGCAATCAGCTAACTTCGCCTATGAAACTTACAATGAGTTCCTAGCCGAGGCACGCCGTAATAAAGATGGTTTACCACCATATTCGGTGTCCCGCGAAGGATCAAAACAACCAAAATATTTCACCTCGGAAATTATTGGTCGCATTGTTAAGGTATGCAATGATGCAATGTCAAAAGTGACAACCACCAACCCATTGGTATCGTGGTATACACCTGAGACTAGCGCACCAGTGAAAGTGAAGCAAGAAGCACTAATGCACCCGCTCATTGACCCATCACTAGCACTCGCCAATACGTTGGCTGGGGCTAAACATGGCGTTTATGAACGCATTAGTAAATTTGCCAACCGTGGTATAGGTCAACCCGAGTGGTACCTCCAATACCTCACTGAGTATATTGATGAGTTTAAGCGATTTGCTGAATCACGCGGAGTCAGTTTCCCTTTGGAACCGTGGACCCCGGAGATGATTGAGGAACTCCAAAAGACCCCAGGGAAACGAGCAGCTATGGCTGCCGTGCGTGCAGGGGACGAGGATGAGCGCGTTCAATCCCAACCTAAGGACGAACCAATGCCCAGCCCAAAACCGTTGCGTGTCATAACTATGTTTGGCAAGAAAACGAAAATGGACTTGGCTATGTACGTCTACGCCGTTGCTGAGGTTATGAAATTGATGCCTTGGTATGCATTCGGCAAACCACCTGACGAAGTCTCGGAAAACATAGCGCGTATCTGTACTATCAGTAAGCGCATTGCTCTTTCTGACTACGTCAAATTCGATGGTACTCACACTGAAGTTACACAAACTGGTGAGCAGGTGTTTATGGGGGCTATGTTCTCAGAACGACATCAACCGGTCGTGAAAAGGCTCATGCAGAGCCAAACTAATCGGCCAGTTACCATGCGGGTTAACAAGGAA